CCATTCTATTAACTGTACCTGATCCAGAATTTGGATAGAACCACATAACTTCACCAAACAAATTATTAAGACCTGCATTAATATGTTGTTTTGGAATTGTATTAATATCATCGTAAACGTGATCTTCAACTAAACACGGTAATGATTCTAGCTTACCAGTATATCTAAAGAAACCATTCTCTGACATCCAGTATGCTGTACCATCAACCTCAACGGCTGCGTTCTGTCCTATTAATCCACAGTTTGTACCAACCTGTTGAAATGAAAAAGTAAATGGTGGACCAACAAAACGCATAATAAATAATGCAGTATCAGTCCAAATATAAATTGCATCCCTACCTCTAATCGCTCCTACAATTTTAGATCCATCTGCAAGTCTTTGTGTACCTGCAGTGTTTGTTGCACTAGGTGTGTAAGTATTAATGTCTTCTTGAGATGAAAATCTTATAAACATAGGATCTTGTGTAGATGATGTACCAATAGTTGTTTCTGTTCCAAAAAATATTAAGTGTCTATCTGGTGTAGATACTAAACTAAATGCAGATGCTGTTGGTGCACCTGAAATTATAGTTGCTCTAGTATTATTTGCACCTGTTGGATTTGAGTCCCATTCAAAACTTTCACCGCCATTAATTGTTGCAATAAGTTTGTTACCAAAATTATCTAGTGACCATAGTCCAGGAGCTGTTACAATATCCCCTGATGCTGCAGCATTCCATGAAAAATAATTTGATGCATCAGTTACAGTTGCACCTGATGAGTGTGTTGCAGCCGTTGTACCATTTGCACCTCTTGTTAATCCTGATAATGTCCCACCACTATTACCAGTGTAAGTAATTAATTCTGTTCCTATTTGTACAGTTCCTGATGATGCAAAAGAAGATGAACTAGCCATTGTTAATGATGTTACACTAGCATTTATTGATGATGATAATGTTGAAGTAAACTGTCCTTGCGCTTGACCACCCCAAGATCCAAGGCCCCAACCTGTTGTTGCAGTTTCAACTGCAGGTCCAACTGGATAATAATGTTTGACTCTTATACCACCAGATGTTGATGCACCAGATCCTGATTCGTTAGATGACATAGTTACAGTTATCGTAGTGTCAGTTGGTATTGATGCTATCATAAATTTAATATCATCAAAATCTCCAGATGCAAAATTAGAATTTGTTATAGATGAAAAATTATCACATAATATAATATCACCTTTGTTCATATTGTGTGCTGATGCAAAAGTTATTGTTACTGTTGCTGATCCATTAGTTGTAGTAAAAGCTGATGTTAAAGTTGTTGTCGATTTAATTGGATGTATGTCATAAAAAATACCTCCAGAGTATGCGTATAAAATACTACTAGTTCCAAGAGCTGCATACTTGATACCC